TCTTTGGCTGCCCAATCAATGCAAAGAGACCTTAGAACACAAAAAGATATTCAATGGGGAGATCGCCATCTCCTTCTACAGGTAGTTTATTGGGTTAATCAATACCAGCAAGAAATGGATAAAAGGGGATTAACAGAAAAATACTGTCTATGGATCGAGAAAAAACAAGCATTTAAAGACGAATTTCATCGGAAACCAGAAAAGGCAATTAATGAATCTAAGCCTCAAATTAATATAACCGAAACTCAAGTAATTGACCCCAAAACCAAGCAATTAGAATTAAATCTCTTTTGTGAGATGCCTGCGTAAATAAGCCTCAAGAAGTAATTGATAACACAAAATTTACCAAACAGACCATATCTATTCTAAACAGAGAAGGTGAAACTAGAAAAGTAAAAGGAGAAGCTTTGGGCGATTATCTGATTTCTGCGGGAGGAAATGACGCTTACTGCATTTATCACATCCCAACAGGATTAGAAATAATGTCTAGTGTAGGATTTAAAACTAGAAACCCAGTTAAGTATGAAAATCTAAGCGAAAAAGAAGCGGCTAGGTTAGCTGTCAAAAAGTTAGTCGCCGCTAACATTGACATTCCAGGTTCTTACTTAGAATGGAATAAGTATAGCGCAATTGAAAAAGCAAAAATAGGGCAAAACATCATAGATGCTTTTGATGACAAGGCTAAAGCTTCATGAGTACACTTATCGCTTAGTCAGCAATAAAAAACACTTAGCTTAGTTAAGCGTTTTTTATTGGTACAAATGCTCAGAAAAGATTCTCCCAATTTATTGACATTACTGGGAGAACGATCTATGATAGAAATGTAAACAAAACACGGAGAAGTAACAATCATGAACACAGAACAAACTGGATTTAAAAAGTTTAAAGCCAACAGACTTCGTATTTACGAAGATGGTTACATCGGTCCCCACGGATGGTACTGGGAAAGTCACGCAATTGCTAGTTTTATAGCAAAAGCTATTCAGACAAAACACGGCCATAATATGACTGACGTTCTAAATTACACCACTATCTATGTCTCGGAGCTAGTTAAGGTTCCTGCGGGAGGTTTAGCTCGCGGATGTCACGACACACTCTACAGCGTGACGGCTTTAGTTGATTTGTCCCTAGAGTTGCCGACGGAAAAAGAGATATACGCCGCTTACAAACACAATAACGCCCATTTCATCGGCGTAGAGGCTATAAAAGGCGGTTATCACTTTTATAGCATTTGGTAATAAGCAACTAAGTCAAAATGGGGATAATTCCCCATTTCATATTAACACTAACAAAAACCACTATGATCTTAATCTTATCTCTTGAATTGGAAGATTTTGAAGTTTTAAAATCTTCTATTCAGAAAATCGACAACATTGACACTAACTTAAGTCTTGTTAAGCTACAAGATTACTCTTTATCGGGCATAGGTTTGACAAGAGTAGCTTTAATCTGTGATAAGCCTCCTCAGATAATTGCAAAAAAAGGAATCAACTTTTCTACAGAAGCAATTATCCCTGAAACTAAATATTGTGATGCCTGCTTAGTTTTGGGTAAATTTACGGCACTTAATGCCCGAAACAAATCTGGGTACTGCTTGGAACACCGAGAACTCGATCCTAAACGAAAACAGGATCAACACCAACGTTACAAACAAAGACGTAGTACAAATGCTCAAAAATAGTTTTCCCATATACTTGACTTTATTGGGAGAACGATCTAATATAGAAAAGTAAACAAAACACAAGAGGACAAAAAAATGACTTCAAATATCGAACTTTACGAAAAAACCACAATTATCAGGTTGCTCCAAAGCACCCTCAATCAAATTAACCAAGAGTGTTTTGGAGAAAAATTGTCAGTCACTGATAACGGTGATTATGTTACGGTCAAAACGCAAGGGTTATTTGTTGCAAATTATGACATCCAAAAGCTTTGGGACGCACTAGAAAACTATGATCAAGATGACTGTGTTAAATTTGATAATTTGTGGGATTCTCTTGATAATTGCAAATACATCCCACAAGAGGATCAAGAAATTGACAACCAACTAAAGACTGATAACGAGTTATCTTTCTTTGAAAAACGACAAGTTGCGCTTGTTGATATGTTGTTAGGTGAAGATGCAATTACTAAGACCTCTATTTCAAATGAGGAACTATGGGGAAAAAATCGGCAATTAACTAATTTAGTTCAAAACTTAGAATGGGAAAATCTTGAATTGACTCAATCTATTCAAGAGATGCACAATCTCAGACGGCGTGAACTTAAAGAAGGATCTGAGATTATTAACCACTTGACGGCCCGTATTCATGAATTAAAACAGGACAAAGAGTCCAATGAAGCATGGATTGAAAACTTAAAGCAACGAATACATGATCTTGAATACACAGTTTCTTTACTGCAAAGAGAAACAAATCAAATAACAGTTCTAAACGAATCTGTTACTCAATTACAAATTCGTATTTATCAACTGGAACAGGAAAATAAGCAACTAAAAACCAATCAACCAGAAGCCAAACCAGAACCTAAATCAGATAAAAAACCGACGGCTAAAAAATCTAAGTTTAAACTACCAGAGAACTTTGTTGGCTACCAACAAGAGTGTGATGACTTGATCGATGCCTTATCCTGTTTTTACAGCATCAAAAAAGGTAAGTGGGGGAAGGACATTCTCCAGTTTATTCTTACTCCCAACGATACCGAAAAAGCAAAGCATCCATATCCTGACAAGTGGAAAGCAGGGCTATATTTACATGGACAGTGGACAGTTGATAAAGTCAATCTATCCGACCCTGATGAATGGGAAGATTGGTTCATGGATGTCAATGACTTTGCTGACGCTAACGGCATAGAGATTAGTTAGCTTCTAGTTATCAGTTATCAGTAGTACACTTGTTCAAAAAAGATTCTCCCAATCTATTGACTTTATTGGGAGAACGATCCATAATAGAAATGTAAACAAAACACACGAGGTACTAAGTCATGTCTAACGATAAACAACCAATCGAAACAACACAAATTCCTAAAATTAAAAAGGCTCAAATTTTCTACGAAGAGATTGAGCAAATAACTCAATCTTTAAATCAGAAAGTACAAACAGTACTAGACAAATATCCGATGCTGTAATCAGTTATCAGTTATCAGTTGTCATCCGTCAAAAAGTGTGTGATTACTTTATTGGCTTGATTTTCCGAGATTTTTGGCAGTCCTGCGATCAGTGTAACCATAGGTAAATCTACAAACTACAAAAAGATAATAAAAAAGTTTGACAAACTACTTGACACAAAAACATATCCCTGTTATTATAGGTATATACCAACAAACACAAAGGAGTTCAACATGGCTACCATCGACAAAATTGATTTTCAACTTGCTGACTTACAGTCTGAAATAGACTACTTAAAATCTCAAATTGAGATTTTTCAAGCCAAGCTATCTGATCTAGAACACCTTAAAGCGCAAAAAGAAGCGCAAAAAGAAAGAGTTCAAGACAAAACCTCAAAAGTATTGACAGAAGCAGAGTCACTAAATGTAGAGATTCCTTCAAAAGAAGAATTTGAAAAAGTCTATGATATTCCCCATTATCAGGGCGGACTGACCGATCAAGAACGAAAAATCCTTTGGAAGCTCCCCTATCATTTGGAAGAGGCTATTGCCGAGGATCAATGTGTAACAAAATCTCGGTTATCTGGGATTAAAAGCAGTCTTTACAAAAAATTTGGGTTGCAAGGTACGCCTTGCCAAAAAACCATAGCACTTAAAGCTATGTCTGTTATGTATCTTAGCTAGTCTCATTAGGGTTTAAGAAATATTTCTTAAACCCCTTGACATATAAACATATACCTGTCATTATAGGTATATACCAAAACACCAAAGGAGTTCAAAATGTTAAAGTTTAAACGACAAGCACCCGGTCACTATGTAGCAGGAAATGTAGAAATCAAAAAAGGTGTGGGAATTGATCAAGATAAGTGGTTCTGTTATTTTCCTGATGATAAAGTATCTTACCGCCGTAGCTATGAAGCGGCTAAGGCTTGGTCAGAAAAATATATGGAAAAACTACAGACATATAAAGTCACAGTCAATGTCAATCAAGTTAAGACTGTCAAAAAACAAGCGACGACCAGTAAAGAACAGTCTTTACAACACAAGTTATCTCGCCACCTAAGTTATGTGGTTGGTTCGGAATCGTTAGGTTGTGTCAATACTGGACGCGCCGCTTGTATAGCACATTTATCTGTTAACGGAAAATCCTTTTATGTAGTCGGTTTTGAGGGTGCTGTTACCGACACCATTTTCGAGAGAATTATCTTTAAAATTAAAAAAGATTTGCAGTCTGGACTCTTTCAAGATCGCTATCAGACCGAAGTATGGGGTAGCATTTCGGTCTTTAAAAGTTTCAAAGAAGCCGAAAAAGCCTATCGCAAAATGGATGACAAAACAAGAAAACAGAACGAGGAAGATCGTCAAGCAATAGCAGAAGCAAAAGCAAAAGCAAAAAAAGGAGACATGGAGTCAGTATTTGCATTGTCAGACTACGGGGTTATTTGAAAAATATTTTCCAAACCCCTTGACAACATACAAACATATCCCCTACAATGGGGATATAGAGAAACAAACACAAAGGAGATAAGCAGATGCTTAACAGAAAAAAACGTACAATAGAAATACAAATTGAATACAAAAAACAAAGACTTTCTGTAGTTGAATTACAAATTA